GCCAAATTCTCTTGCTTCTTCTTCAGTTATCCCGAAGTTTGTCGCTCCACCTCTATCATTTTCGTCATTAGTGTAACCACCTTCTACTTCGAAAATATAATCTAAAAATTTTTCAAATCTATCCATTATTTCACTTCCTTTCCTAATAACTCCATTTCTTTTAAATATCTATATAATTTTGATGGATTAAATTGATATCCGACTCTGTCTTTTAATGACTTAAGCTTATAAGTCAGAGTAAACTGTAAAGCATAATCTATTGCATTCAGGCAAAATTCTGAGCAGAAATATCTGTCATCATTTTGTACTTTAGATGCATAAAAGAACTGCCCTAATATACCCAGGTAATCATACCCTTTCCCCTGTGCAGTATTAAAAAATTCTACAATATCCTCTGCTCTAACGTTGCTATCCAATTCAAATACATCAAAGTTTTTCTGATATCTATATTTTCTTGTCCTAACTCCTCCGGGGTTAGATAAAAAAACTTGATTATTATAGATAAATTCACAGTGTGAATATTGTCCGAAAGTCCACGCAGAAATTAAAAATCCTACTAAACTTTTTGGTCTGTGAAACGATATATATAGCTTATCCTTTTCTAACTCCATAAATACCTCCTTACATATTTTTGTAAGCTTTTTCGTATCTATCTTTAGCATCATATTCTTTAAGCTCTTTATCAGTTAAATTTTCTAAATTATGCGATAACAGTGTCTCAGTCGCCATTGCCTTAGTTGTATGTGCCTGCATTATATTTGCCATTCTCAGCATATCCTGTAAGGTCAGATTGACGTATTTCTCACTATTATCTTTCGTATAAAATTTCCAGTTTTCAAATTCGGTTTTTTTCATTGCCTGGCACATTACTACTATTCTAGTCAGATTAGACTGGTCTATACTTCTATTGTTCTGTAAGTATTTCACGCCTTTAACTTCGAACTCAAACGGAGCTACATCATATGCAAGTCTTAGCCCATAGAGTTCCTTTTTAATCTGATCTATCTGTTTTTCTCTGTCAAACACTATCTTTCCATCTTTTATTGTTTCGCATTCTTTCAGCTTTACAATTTTCCCATTAACAAAATAGTTATCAGGAGCTATTTCAACTTCCTGATATTCTATTTCTTCCACTACATCTCCAGCCATCGTTGGAGCTATCATAGTAGCGTCTTCATTTATACTGAGTATCAGACGAGTATCAGCATTATACATAACTTTTAAAGTATCTTTATCAAATTTCTTAAGTTCCTCGTACCAGTCTTTATTATCTTTGTCAAAAATAGCAATGTATTTCATGCCGCCTTCTAACTGTTTTATTTCTGTTCTTTCTACTATAAATTTTTTCATTATTTCTCCTTTATTATGCAAAATAAGCATTCAACCATTGTCCATTTCTATGAAATTGCAATACTCTCATTTGAACCCAAAAATCTTGATTTGTAGCTTGAGTTTTTATTCCTGTGACAACATAACCGCCTCTTTCAACTGCACCGTAATTGTGTCTTACTAATTCTATGAATCCCGCCAGTCTTATTTCGTATATTCTATTTAACTGAGCATCATGTGCTTTATTCCATGCGTCATTTGATTTTGCCCATAGATTTTGTCTATCCGCATCCATATTGTTCATTCTTTGATCCCGTGCTATCATATCATGATTGTCCATGATCTCGCACCATAGACCACCTGCACGATTAGGGACTTTGTAGTACGCTCTAGCTCGATTAGTATGGAATGAACCAGTATAATCTCCTGTATTAGTAAACATTTCGATTTCCATCCCTATGTACGAATGTCCATTATCATTTGTCCCTACTACTTTTAATCTTGAATCAGGATATTTCCAAAAATTTGTTTTTAGCTGATATGGCGACAAATCAGGCTTTGGTGCTATCTCTTTAATCTTTGCGTAAGTAATTATTCCTGCCTTATTTTCTTCCGCTAAATCAGTGTATTTGACATAATCCTTATTAACTTCTGACTTAAAAGAATTGAACATCCCTACAGTCACAAGTGCGGCTGCTTCAACCGTCAAAGAAACATTATCGGTATTACTCAAATTGAATATAAGTTCCACTGTCACTGTACTCAAATTAATTCCGTTTGTTGCAGGCATGAAATCAGCAGTACCTGCAACGGTAACCGCAAAAAGAACTTCTGTTCCTGCTGTATCCTTTGCATAGATTCCCAAAGTTTCCATACTATACCCATTCATAAGTCCTGAGTTGTTGAACGTGGCTGTCACTTTAATCTGTGACGTCCCTATTTTCTCAACTTTACTGACATTCACTGTCTGTTTTACTCCATCAATATTAATAAGTGTTTCAAGGTTTACTGTATCGGCTAGTTTATTGCTTGATGCAGATATCTTCGTAAATGTCAGCTCCGTTATTCCTGTGATTTCTCTAGTTATCAAATCTTTTCCCTTGTCAGTTATTCCTGTTCTTTTTATACTTGCCATTTCTATCCTCCTATCTCAATTAATGTGTTTATATTGGTCACAGCTCCGACAGAAACATACAGCGTATTAACAACTTTCGGAGTAAGAATATTAATGCTGTTAAATCCTAAATTTGCGGGTAATATTGTTTTGAGCATGTTATTCAGTTCGTCGTATTTTTTTGCATCGTCAAACTTAGTTGTAATTCCAAGTTCATATATATTAAAATTTGGCCTCAGTTCGTAGTTCCCAGCACCACATAGCTGATCCATTCTGTTTACAAGTACCCGCCAAGTATAAGGAATCTGGTCGTTCCAATACGTTAAAACTCTAAAAATCCTAATTTCCAGCGTATCATTTTCATACCTGTGTAGTCCCAGCATTTCCTCAAACTTGCTTATACCATCTTCGTCACAATATTGAATAAACTGGTTATTAAATACTTTCCTAAGCAGCTCCCATAGCATCCTCAGTTCAGGTTCCTCTGACACCATTATGTTCCTTATTTCCCTGTACTCCTGCATAAACTGAGGGAGGTACGACAGCAGGTTGACGTTAATATTTTCTAAAATCGTCATACTGTGATACCTCCCCATACAGGAATCTGATACTCGGTCAATTGCAGATTGTTAGGACTCCCATTTATTGTTGTGTTCTGAATGTCCAAAATCCCATTTATGTCGAGCATTTTTGCCTCTATACGTGACACCCTTACAACAAGGTTATTACTCACTTTTTCATTTTTCAGAGCCCATGTTTTTCTCAGTTCAAGCAAGTAGTTCTTTACCACTTCCTCGACCTTCAGTTTTACAAGTGGCCATGAAAAATTAGGCTCAAACGTGATGCTTGTATTAATGTTAATTGCCACATTGCTTGTACCCTGTACTGTGACGATATGACCTATCGGAGCGACTCCGAGACCTCTTGCATCTTTTGTCGGATCCATTGTGTCCTGTACTTTTTTAATCAGAGTAGGGCTTGCCTGATTAAAATCACTGTCAAGTACGGTTAATAAAACAGTTCCGCCACCATTCCATACCGGAGTTACTTTAACAGCCCCCACACCTTCGATTTCATGCACTTTAAGTTTATAGTCGGATATGTTACCTCCATATGCTTTCATGTTAAAACTGTCAAAGTACCGTTGCCGTAACTTTTCTGTCTCCTCTTCATCCTGCCCGGGAATTAAAAGTTCCGTTATTTCAGCACGTCCTAATCCGTTTATGTAGTCAATCGGAATTAGGTTTCCTGTTTTCCTTCCTCCGTCCCTTCCAGGAGTTTCACATTCAACCTGATATTCGTATAATCCAGTTCCTGTGTTATGTTGTATAAATTTTGTGACTGTATAGTTCAGCTCGTCCAAATTAAATCTGCTACCCAGCGGTATTTCTATGTCAAAAACACCTTTCAATACCGCTTTACTTGCCCTGTAAGGAGTTATTCCTCTTTCACTTGCCCTTCTTATCAGATTCGGCCTGCTGGCCGTATCTCCGAATGTTTCCTGCAGTATTATTGATAATGCAAAATACATGTCCTCCAGTTCTTTTGCAGCAGGAGCAAGGGCGTCCCACATGACTGAGCCTTCCCTTTTATCCATGCTGTTTGGAACTCTTGCAAGCATCCGTTCCATTATTTTTTCATAAGTCATTACTTCAAACATTAAGCTATCTGCACCTCCTTTTCCAGTTCCAGATTTCCGAAAATCGTAACTGCCTTAAATTTGACATGTACCGTTCCTCTTTTCAGTGTCTCAAATTCAAAATCAGTCACATCAATTATTCGAGTATCCTGTTCCAGTGCCTCTTTTACCCTTCTTTCAATTTCAGGGATACAGTAGCTCACAGGCATTCCAAACAGGTCTTCGAGCTCTATTCCGTAATTCCATGAGTAGATTATATGCTTGTACCTTTCCGTTCTTATTATTTTATAGATAGCCTGTTCCATTGCCTTCAGCTCATCCGTATAGTCTTCTATGACATTTCCCGATAAATCCATTTTATAAGTTTTAGTAGGGCGTTCTATGATACGTATGTCCGAAGTCAGTCCATCGTTACGAGGTATCATTACAACCACTCTCCTTCCGTATGGGGATCTTTATATCTGTCCAGTACAATGTAGGTCTGTCCTCCCTGTACCTTTAAAAGCACGATGTCCTCGCCGACCTTCAAACCGTTATGGACAGTTATCCGTTTTCTGCCCTTATATCCGTGCTTGTGACTTTTTATATCCGTTAGAACACCTTCAACAAGTTCAAAATCTTCCGTTTCGTGGCTCACTGATATATCGACATCATAGTCCCTGACAAGATGGGTAAGAATAAGATCGTCCTCTTCCAGTATCAGTTTCTGATCTACCCTGACACTGATAGGATTCACGGATTCCACAGTACCCTTTCTGTGTTCAAACGGGTCTCCCGCATCATTCGTTGTTTTCGACAGTTTTTTCAACAGTTGTACCAGTTCCGCCATTTTTATCACTCTCCTTTATTCCCATTTGGCCTATAAAGTCAATAGTCATTACATGTTTCTGATATTCAAATTTATGTTTAACCTTATCCACTATCATATAATTCTGCACTATTATATCCCCGACATTAAGTTTTATCAGCATACTTGAACCACCTCTGACCCTTATGTCGCCGAATACATTTTCCATTGCGAAAGTTCTTTTCTTATGATTGTATAATTTTAAAAGACTTTCCACTTTTTCCTTTATTTTCGCCTCAGTCATTTTCTCGTCCACATTTTCAAAATACTGTAAAATACCCCATGATTTTATGTTAAAAGGGTCTTTTACCATGTATATTTCCCTTGTCTTTGCCTCTTTGTTGACCCTTAAAAGCTTTATCTGATTATATGTCTTGTCGTCTATGCTTGTACCGTATTTATAGTCAGTTGCACTCTTGTCGTCAAGGATGAGGTCAAGTATCCTCATTTTTTCATCTTCCTTAAGTGTAAGCTTTCCGTAATCGTCATAAAAAATGAACTGTTTCTTTGTGTTATATAGAGTTTCGGAGAGAGCGTATATTATCATGTCAAATAAAGTCTTGTTGTCCTCTATCCTCTTTTCGATTTTAAATTCCGTGTCTTCCAGTTCCCCGATTTCAAGCTTAAAATCTTCCGCTATTCTTTTTATTATTTCCGTTGCCGTCACATTTTTAAATATATATGTGTCCTTATTTTTCAAGTACCTCAGCTGATCATATGCGGTAACTTTTATCTTTCCTGATTTTGTCCTGCTACGCTTAAAGATATAGCCTAGAAAAAAAGGGGCGTCCTTATATTTCACGGATACCCTGTTCCCTTCAGTAAATTCTATTTCTTCCTTAAGCACTTCAAATTCAAGCACTCCACAAGCTCCTTTTCTCTCCGTTGTCCATTCAAGTGATGTTACAAGCGGAATTAAAACCTGACCATTTTCCAGTGTTACTGTCAGTTCAATGTCTTTTTCAAGCTCAAATTTTCCGACTGACTGTTTTATTGCCGCATTAATCCAGCTTTCCCTGTTAAGGTCTATCAGCTTAATTTCTTTCAAGTCCGGCATAATACTCATTCCTTAAGCCTCACTTTCTGTCCCGGGATAAAGTCCGTTATTTTATCGAAAGCATTAAGCTTCATGACCTCCGCCATTTTCTCAAGCCCTCCTGTATGCTGACGGCATATGTTCCACAGAGTTTCCCCCGCCTCGGTTGTGACTATCCTGTCCAGTATTGCTGTCACTGCCCGGGGTTTTGTGATAAATCCTGAAACCTTATCGTCCAGTATAGTCAGAGCTGTTGCCCTCGGGTCGCGGTACTCCTTGAGCTTGATTTCAACGGGGATGTCCATGAATTCGTCTGTGTCATCGGAATATGTAAACTCTTCAAGGGTGACTTTCATGTTTGTGTTGAAATACCCCTTCCTGTTCGGATATCTACGCGACACAATAAACTGGAACACTTTCCTGTCCCTTTTCAGTCGCTGAAGTTTACCCAAATAATATCCAGGCTTGTTAAACCCCTGCAGAGTATTCAGATAGGGATACCTGAATGCAGGGAGGACAATTTTGAATGATATTTCCTTAAGCCCTTCGGACTTCAGCAGATTCACTTCTGACGCATTTATAAGTGACACTGTTTCATTCCTATTCTTCATGCTGTATGTTATTTTGTCAGGATTCACTGGTATCAGCATTCTGTCAATATAAATATCGTACATGTTAATGCACCCCCTCCGCCACAATATTCATTTTCTCTTCTATCTTTTCAGTCAGTTTATTTATCACTTTATCAATGTCAGCTTCATTTTCTATTATATTATTGTTATTCATTTCCACTTTTATTTCAGCTGTCGTGAACTGATTGATGTGTTCCTGCTCCGCTAGTTCCCTCAGATATTTCAAATCCTCTTCCGTATCCTCAAGACTGTTGGCCATTTTCCCTGTGTTGTCAGCGGTTTTTCCTGTATTTTTTCCTACTCCGTTAGGGTCTTTTCCTCCACCACCGCCTCCACCTGGCATTCCAGTTCCGGCCGGATCAAGTCCTTTCCCTCCTCCGAGGTCGCCAAGTTCACCTTTCAGCATATCTTTTGCATTTTTGTATCCGTTCTTTAAGTCATTTTCCCATTTTTTCTGTTTTGCATTTCCTCTCTCTGCACCTTTTCTGTACGCTGCACCTGCATCTTTTTTATCAAGCTTATAGTTTATTTCTGCTATTTGCGGAGCTGAGAAATTAGCCCTTGCAAGTTGCATGGCTCCTCCTGTCGAGGTAGGCAGGTTAATCCCGATTGCAGACAGCAGCGGAGCTGCACCGCTCATCATTTTTAAAAGTCCATTTATGAACTTATCCGCTTCACGCATTATCCAGTTGAAAGCATCTATGAATATGTTTGCGAAATTGGACAGCCCTTTTGCCGCACTTCTTATAAGCCCGTTTATCCCTCTTATAATTCCGTTTATCGCGGATATTATCGCATTGACTATACTCGCCCATATATTCCAAAGCATAGCCTTCATCCAGTCAAATGCCCCTACAACAACTCCTGTGACTGTAGCTGTTTTTGTCATAGTTTTAATAAGATATACCATTCCTACAACCAAACCTATCACGACTGCAATGACTGCTATAATGATAACTACAATCCAAGTTCCAGGAAAAGCGTACAAAGCTGCATTCAGTCCGTACTGTGCCGTTGTAGCCATAAAACTTGCTCCAGCCATCGCCATATCAGCTGCTGCTTTAAATCCTGCCGCAGTGTTGTAAGCCCATATTGCAAGAGTTGCTATACCTTGAGCCAAGGCATATACCCCCATTGCAATCGCGACAGCTACAATTATAGGTCTGATTAAATCCCATTTTTCATAAACCCAGCCCGCAAGTTCCAATGCTTTATCAAATACTGTTGTCATTACCCCTGCTACCATCTCAAATGTACTCGCCATGCTTGTTGCCATTGACTTAAATTTTTGACTGTTCGCTACCTGATTAATCATTCTAAGCAGAGGGTCAAATGCCCTTAGTGCAAAGTTTCCTGCTTTTACCCAAACTTCACCCCAGGTCATAGGTAGTTTAGAAAAGTCCCTGTTGATATCATCAGTCATTCCCAGTACTGCTCTTCTTACTACGTCTGCGGTTATTTTCCCTTCTGATGCCAATTTTTTAAGATGGTCTTGAGATACACCCATTTCCTTCGCTATTGCCTGAGTAATAAGAGGGGCATTTTCCCTGATACTCCTGAACTCGTCTCCCTGCAGTACTCCTGACGCAAGTGCCTGGTTAAGCTGTGTCATCGCTCCTGCAGTTTCAGATGCGGATGTTCCTGCTACTTTAAATGCCTTTGTTGCGTTACCCATAAACTGTATTATCTCAGCGTTATTTGAAAATCTCTTCCCAGCAAGGATTCCGAGCTTGGCCACATCGTTTGTAAAACTGTTCAGTGGAACTCTCGCCTCTTGTGCCATTTGATATGCAGCGTTTTTCAGATTATTTTTCTGAGCAGATGTATTTGTTATAAGATTAAGCCTTGCATCTATTGTCATGACTTCATCCGATATTCCGACCAGTTTTTTCGCACCGTTGACAAGTGCATATAGTCCTACGGCAGTCTTCAGCTTGTTTATCAGGCCGTTCATGGCTTTACCTCCGCCATGCATCGAACTATTCCACTGTTGCTGTTTTGCCGTATTCTGCTGTGTCTGTGCTCCCGCTCCTGCAAGTTCTGTCTGCAGATTCTGCAGTTCCACGTTAGCCCTTGCTATGTTATCTTTCATTGAATCTAACCCCTTCGGGTCTATCTTTTTATTATCCGCCGCTTCCATAGTGGTTACGAGACTGCTCATGGCACTTGCCATCTTAAGCACAGGAGCAGTCAGTCTGTCCATCATTTGTATTGACGAACTTATTGTTGCCATCAGCATCACCTCCTTGCTCTGGACTTCATTTTCTGCATTTCCTTTTTCTCATTTTCTATTTTCAATCTTATGCTTGCTATGATAAATGCTTTTTCTTCTAGACCAAGCTCTGCAAAATCGCCCGGCATTATCTTAAGCTTGTGGAGGGCGTAATGTGCATACCCTGCCATTGCATCCTCCTCTATCAGTTTTTTGCTTCTTCAATTTTTTCTTCCATGATATCTTTATCAAATCCGCATATTTCCTGTACCTTTTCTGCCAAAGCGTTATATTCGCCCGGTAAAAGCATAGCTGATAGGAGTTCCTCTGATGACATCACTGTGTAGCTGTCCTGTAACTCCTTGTTATTTAAATTAGGGTATACTACGCATGCGACAAGCAGTTTTTTAAGATACTCTGTGTAGTCCAATTTAGGCATGTATACGTTTTTCTTAATTCTAACCTGTGAGGTACATTGATTCCTTAGTTCGTCATCCGTTTCATTTCCTATAGCCCTGATTTCCCACTCCAGTGGCTTTCCGTCATCCCCGACAAATCTGTCTGAAATTACCACTTTTTCATTTTCTACCTGCTTCGCATTTCCTTTAAAAAATCCTTTTAAACTGTCCATTATTAATTTCAACACCTTTCTGATTAAATGAATTATATAAAAAATAAGCAGACACACAGTTGTATCTGCTAAAAATTCTGCCACTTCTTCGGGATTTAATATCCATCTGAAAAAATTTTCCAGCATTATTGCATTCCCGGTAAATTCTTAAATTTTTCAGGAATTTCAAAAGATTCGAATGTAAAGTCGAACTCATCTTCAAGATATTCTGCATCCGCATCTATACTCGCAAGAGTTCCTCCGTCTATATTACATCCTTTCAGTATGACTGTCTGTCTTCCTACTGTCGAAGTCGGGTCTTCGTTCACAAGCTGCATGTCAAAATATATATCTTCTCCTGTATTCTGATACTTAAGTAAAAGTTCCCTAAAAAGAGAAGAGTTGTAATGCAGTTTTGCACTTCCCGACCCTTCCCAGCCTGTGGCCTTGTTCCCTTTTCCTGAACGCCCCATGATAGGAACTTTGGTTTTTGTCTTCTCCATTTCCGCTTTCACGGAAATAACCTGCATTAAAAGATATCTGTTACCTTCTATCGTGACAAAACATCTTCCCATGCTCCCTGATACGGCATCCCTACCGTTCATTGTTGTGCTCATTTCTTACCTCCTTATTCATTTAGCTTAGGCCACTATGACACTCATGTATAATTTTTCCATCGCTGCAACAGGAGTGACCTTATCCGTTACAAGCACCGATTTCTTATCTTTCCCTTTTTCAATTGTCACGTCTTCGGCAACGAAATTCTCAATTGCCCTGACTCTCTGCAGTTCCTTGTGATGATCAACGATATTATCTTTAAGTGATACCCTTCCATCTTCGTCGTTGTTCACCTTTCCTGAGAACGACTTGTTGAACAGTTTTGCAATGTCCACAGCAATCTGATCAAGTACTCTTATCACCTGATTAGATGTAAAATCATCATTCTTATCTACTGTGATTGATGTGAACGTATTTATGTCCGTAAGAACAACTGGCCTGTTATCAGCCTTGTGGAACAGGAATTTTCCTGCTTTTATTCCATTTTCCAGAGCTGTCTGATTTTCCTTGAACTCAAATGTGAAGTCCCCATCATAAACCTTGTTCGAGACAGATTTGTTGACAGGACATCCCGCTTCAGCTCCCGTAACCCAGTACACTGCTGACGATTCTTTGTCATCCTTGGAAATAGTCTTATTTTCGACAGAAATGACACCTTCATGGTCTGCATATGCTCCTCTGTAGACTACAGTCTGGAACTTAGCTCCAACTTCATCGCGCATTCTTTTTGTGAACTGTATGTAAAGCTTTTTAATTGTTTCGTCAGTTGCAAGACATCCCAGTGTGTTAAAATAATAAGTTTCAATTTTATCTAAAAACTTCTGATATTCCGTTCCTGTCACTGCACTTCCATTTGTTCCATTTTCAAGCGGTTTTGCAACTGTCGGGGTTAATGTTGCACCTGTTTTAAAGTCTACAAAATCATTATTTACTAAATCCTTTGCTGTTTTTACCGTCTGAATATCCACTTTTTTATTGTCAAGCAAAGTAGTCACATCAAACATTGCAGGAGCGTCAACATTAGCTGCCACTGTTATTTTAATGCTGTTCCCTCTTTCGCCTGCATATTTTGCAGTGGCCAGGTCATTACTTGCTTTTGCCCCTTCATTCAGTTTATAGCAGTAGACTGTCTTCGCGTTAGAAAATAAGTCCCTTAAACCTTTCATTTTTTCATGGTCATAGCTATATCCGAATATTTTCAGGCTGTTTTTCTGAAAATCTGAGCTTTCAACAGTAAACACTTCCCCGTCAACTCCCCAGTCAAGCTCCATTGCCATTGCCGCATAACCTCTGTCAGCAAGCGAGACAATAGCCCTTGCTAGACTGACAAAATTAATGTAAGTACCCGGCAAAACTTTATTCTGAAATAACCATGTACCTCCTCCGTATGCCATCTATTCCACCTCTCTCTTTAAAAATTCTTTTATTAAGTTATCCACTTCGTCAAAAGTGTATTCCTTGTCTTCTTCAAGCATTACTCCAATGATATCCTTCTGCATTTCGTATTTTTTCGAACTGTACAGCTGTTCCTTTGTAAAGCTTGTATTTGTTTCATTTTTCTTAGCCATTCTTTTTAATGCCTCCTTCTATCGAAAGACTTTCCATCTTATCATTTTCCTTTTTCTCACGGATAAAATAACTGAACTGTATAAAGCTGTGCATGTTCCCGTCCTGTATCTCAGTTTTTCTCTCAGTGCCTCTCATGACATCTCCATTTTCGAGCGTTATCAGATTAGTGATACTGTTAAGTTTCTCAATTACTTCATATATCTCCTTTGAATTTTTTCTGTTTTCATCGGCTATATAATCAATCCCGAACACTGTCACCGCTTTATACCTTAAGTCAACAATCTGAGTTTTATCAGTACTTATGACATGCACGAAAAAACAGGGTTCCTCAAAGTTCTGAGGTATTTGGTTGATATAAACCTTTATCCCGAATGTTTCCTTCAGCTTTCCGGTCAGTGCATTCAATATGTCGTTTATCATCCTCCGAGCACCTCCTTTATCCATGCTTCAAGTTTCTTTTCAATTATTTTCGGTAATTCCTTTTCCAGTTCTAGTTCTGCTTTCGTTAGAAAAAACTGTCCTGTAACCCATGATTTTTTCAATGATTTTCCTATTGCCGGAACATATCTTCCTGGAGTCTGTCTGTGTCCGAACTCAACATATGATGCGTATTCAACGCTGTTTGTTATTGTCACCGTATATCCTCCGCCCGTATTAACCGCTTTCGCTCCTATACTTGCGTCCCAGCCACGTCTTAACGCTCCTTTGTCAACAGGCGTTCTCTTAATTGCTTTAGCAAGTAGTCTCGCACCCAGTTCGTTTGTTATGTTCTCAAGTAGTAGTGCCGTATTTGCCTGACTTAATGTTTCAGCGGCTTTTCTTATTTCCGAAAAATCTACTTTAACTTTACTTGTTCCCATTTAAGCACTTCCTTTATATGCTTCAAGCACTATTTCCTGGTGATTCGTGTAAACGGCCGATATTCCAGAATGTTTGTATTTCCTTGTAACTCCGTTCTGAGTGACTTCAATAACACTGCCTGGGGGAACATAAACTTCGGGAGCGATAAACAGTTTTACAACCTGAGAACTTACAGCAAAGGACTCCGTCTGATTGGTCTGACTGATATTCTTAAAACTTAACCGGCACGGTAAATTCTCAAACAAAGTCACTTCTGCATGGCTTGTCGCTCCGTACGTGTCTTCAACATCTTTAAATCCAAATATATTGCAAACTCCAGTCCATAGTGACTGTATAGCCTTTTTTGCCTTTTCCAGTTCCTTTACCATACTATCCTCCTATATCTCAAGAGTTCTTCCTCTCCTCTTGTCATCAGATACATCGTGAAAACCTCAAATTTGTCGCCCTCGCTCTTCGTATCTTCAAAGACTACCTTGGTATCACCTTCGCTTATTTCTTTCGCCACACGGTCAAAATCTAAGCCATTCAATTCAAGTTGATTCAGTGATTTCTTAAAATACAAAAACTCGCCTGTACTTCTGTCTATCCAGATGTGTTTTAAGCCTTCAGGAACTTTATTCTGATTAGTCTTGTTTTTAATATAAGACTTAACCTTTTCGATACTCTGTTCCAATAAAAATAAGTCGGTATCTACGACTTCGTAGCCTACCGACTTTAATGTTTTTATCACGTCTTCCTTAATGTTTTCCACATAATCCATAAGATTTTTCCTCCTGAAACTATCCTCTTGAAATTATTCTTGCAATAGGGATAGCTTTATGGTCAATGTATTTTTTTGTACCTGTTGCATTGTCATTTACCAGCTCCCAGTTTGCTCCCATCTCAAGTTCAGCATCAGTTGGGGATAACGTTGCCATGCTTGATTTAGTAAATGAGATTCCGTAAGGTGCATAACACACTCTTTCTCTTGAATATAATGTGTCCTGTCCGCCATTGACTTTCGGATCTCTGTGCATTTCATGAGGTACTTTTGCTCCTGCATCAGTAAATTCAAATGCTCCTGCTCCTAATACGTAAGTCGTATATTTAGTATATGCAGGATTACTTCCTGATTTTGCAACTTCTTCAGTTGGCATTGAATCATCAATTAATACGGTTCTTCCGTTTAATGTTGCAAGTGTCAGGTCTCTCTGTATTCCGTTCGCATCGGTGTATTTCAGATACTCAAGTAACTGAAGGTTTTCAAGGTTTGTTGCAACTTGCGAATGCATTATCGCAATTGAAAATTTCGCCTTGTTCTGACCTACAGCCTTCTGTAATGCATTATTCAAAGTTGTAGGGCTGAATACCTGTTTAGCTGCATCCGTTTCTTTTGACACGTCATAAGTATGCTCATTTACAAACTTTTCATTATCTGTACCTGTCATTGAGAATACCCCTTTAAGTATAGATAATAATATCCCCTGGTTCAGGTCGTCCCAGTAGTCCGATACCTGTTTACCTACCTGATCCATGAAATTTACTCCGCCTGTGATGTCATGCGAGAAATCCCTCTCTATCCATCCGTTGGCTCTTCCTATTACTACTCTTGAATGTGAGAATGTGTCCATTGCTGTTGCATTTATATCTGTCTTCCCGTCGTAGTTTACGGCAGTTCCGCCTATTCTTCCAAACAGAGGTACTGTTATGTAGCTTCCTCCTGTCTGTTCTTCCATCATTGCTTTATACTGAGGGGCGTTATTAATAGCTCCCGATTTCAGTAGTTCATTCCTTTTAAGTTTGGGAATTGTCTCATAATACTTCCCAAATAATTCAGGATTAAACTGTTTTGAATCAAAAATTGCTGCTGGCATAAATTATTCCTCCTTTAATTTTTTTTTATTATTGTCCCAGTCTTGCCATCATCTGAGAATATGTTTCGGGTGCACCTGATCCAGGATTTGTTTCTCCTGTTGATGCCCCTGGCTCTACACCACTAAAACTTGGTTTGGCAGGTTCCTTGATTTCTTCGAAAAGGAATTTTGAATCTTCTGCCTCTTTCAGTGCTTCTATCTGTTCATTCAGTCCGGATAAATTATCATTTTCAAACTTTATCTTTTCCATGTCCAATAAAGCCCTTACAGCTTTTGAATTTTTAGCTTTAGCATTCCCGAGTGCATTATCAATGGCATTATCTAATTTTATTTTAGATATGTTTGCCTCATACTGCTCCTTCGATGCCTTGTTTTCATCCTGAAGCTGCTTAATAGTGTTTTTAAGAGTTTCAACATCTCCTGTACTGTTCTTAAGTGTTTCAAGCTGCTTATCTCTTTCAGATATCTGCTTTTTCAGTTCGTTCTTGTCATCAATAAGCTCTTTAAATCTTGAGTAAGGTACAAACTCTTTCAGCTGTTCTGAATTTGCATTCAGTACTTTTTCTGTCTGTTCCTCAGTTAGTCCCAATGCAATCAAATCTTCCTTTTTCATGTTTCCCTCCATTTTTACGTCTGTCGACGAATTATTTTTAATTTGTTCTTTTACGCCTGCAAATTCTAAAAAGGCGAAATAAAAAAAGCAGTCATTAAACCGCTCTTGAATTATTATTCTATTGTTGTTTCCATCCTGATATTTCAAACATCATATCATTGTAATCTTTATGTTTGTCGTACAGCTTAGCCAGCCTGTTTTCTCCAATTCCCCTCAATTCTTCAATAATTTTTTTATCGGCATCTCCATCTTTATATTCATCAGTGTAGTTCTCAATAAATATAGTTTTTACTTTTTTTATATTTTCCTTAAATTCGCAATGCTCCGGTTCCAGTTCTATCATTATCATTTTTATTCAACTCCTTTAAGCCTCATGCTAGCCATTAGTATATTTTCGATGTAGATTTTTTCTTGTTCTCGGCTTGGTATTTTTCCTTTTTTTACCCATTCACGGGCTATTTTTTTTATTTCTTCTTTTTTATCCCCCCATACAGGTGTGTTTTCTATCATTTTGTCTGCTATATCATCCAGATTATTTTCGATATAACTAAAATATTTTCTTGCATATTCCAGCTTATCGAAATGTAAATTATCCAAAGTATTATATATTTTCGTCCACTCTGCCGTTTTCTTATTTCCAAATCTGTAATCAAACATTATTTCTCCGAAATCCTCGATTGTCTTACAGTCTTTAAATTCTTTGAGCATTTTAAGTTTTGGTAGTGTTTCAGTCAGATACCCTGAATAAGCTGGCATAAGATTATCTGCTATCCCCAACTCTTTAATTAAGTAGTGTGCTGTTGATTCTGTGAACGTTTCTTCTATCATTAAAAATTCATACTTTCCTAAAGTCATGAAATCTGTTTTCAATCCATTCATTTTAGCGTGATAAATCTCATGTACCATAGTTTTTATCTGATATCTGATGTCCCTGTCATCGTCCAGCTGTAAATTGTACGACGAAATCTCCATAATATCATTTTTAATTTTAATCCCACAAAAACCACGAGATTGCATTTTTCCTACATTAACGGGTACATTATTCAGTCCATTAGCTTTCAACAGCTCTTCAGCTATCTCTTTTCTTGCATCCGAATTTTCAGTTTTTACTGTTTCTAAAATCTTATCAATTATCCCTAATTCCATTGTACTCATTTTCACATCATTTTGCAATACTTTTTTAGAACCATTATCCATATATTTTTCTTTCCACTCGCTATATTTCATGTCTGCTGGAACATACTCAGTTTCTCCTGTTACCTCATTCCTTGCAGCTCTTTCGCCTTCCATGTCTTCGAAGTACGGAGCCGTAGTAGTTCGGCACCTAACGTGAAATGGATTAGCTGTGACTCCGACTTCATAATCCTTTAAATCAAATACTTTTCCGTCCATGTCCTGACATATATCTGATGTCCTGTTGTCAAGCGTGGCCACTATCTCATACTTTTCTACTCCTAAATCCTGATAACTCTTAAGCCTTGCCTTGCTTGAATATGCGGCACTTTCTGTATATACCAGTCTTGATGCATTTGCTTTCGACACTTTCATTTTCTCAGCAATTTTATCCGCCAGTTTCTCTAAACTGTCGCCTCTGATAAATGCCTGCGTCATTTCTGTATGTAGAGTGTTTATAAGTTTGTCCTTATCTTCCCATATCCTGTCGCTAAAGTTTTTGCCGTCAGGAGCCCATGGCTTTTTAATAACCGTATTTACTAACTTGTCATTCAGACTGTATATATTTGTTCCTACCCCTGTTCCTTTTGCTATCTGGAATGCTGTTCTGTTGTACTGGTCTTTATAAAGATTTTTAAGATAACTTTCAAATCCGCTTTCACGACCATTATAAAGCTTTTCTATTTCCCCTCTTACTTGCAACTTCATAGCCTCAAGCCGTTCTATGTGTACCCTTGCACTCGCATTTTCAAGCTCCTTACTCCAGTTCTTATCAATCCCGTTCTCTTTTCCGTACTTGATGTATTCATCAAGTGTCCACTTAAATTCTTTGAGTTCCTTGTCATTCAGCATCTTCTTAGCTTCCGCAAGTGATACATCATTATTTTTAGCTATTCTGTTGTACCATACTTCGATATCCTTGTTCAGTCTCGATATAGCCCTCTCATATTCCAGCTGCTGTCTCCGGAATTCGTCTCCTGCTATTTTATTAAGCCTTTCCTCTTCCTCGATAAATCTGTCCTGCCAATAATTATTTTTACTCATCTATATCATCAGAGTGGTTATGCTCTCCGAATCCTCCGTAGTCTTCCATTTTCTCCTGTTTTTCTTCTTTGATTTTTTTCATTTCCTCTTCCACGTTTACTGACCATGGGTGCTGTCCGATTATAGTTTCCTGTGATAATATTCCAACTGACTTCTGACAGTCTTCAATTGCCTGACTTTCATTCACTAAAATATCTCTATTGAAAATTATATCCAGTTTCTCGTCTTCGGATATACCTAATCCCGTGTTTCTTAAATGGTTATTTACAAACCATATAAGATTTTCAAACGATGCCTTAAATTCCACTTCCATTGAATTTGCATCAAGATCTATGTCTGAATACATCGAACGGATATTCAACTGGTTCGGATTAGCCCCAAGTGTTTCAGTCTTTGCGTCAAATCCTCTTCCATTTTCAATGATGGCCTTCTTAAATATATCAACCAGAACTTTATAATTTTCATTGTTTACTTCGATTTTTAGTGAATCAACTCCACCTTCTCCCGTTTCGTCTGAACGTATCGGAATTACACCATGAACCCTTAAATTGTGTCTGAACTCACTCCAGTCTGTCCCGTCATAGTTCTTCACAATCAGAATTGTATTTCTAGGATCCTCTTCCACCCTGTCCTGCATCACTGATATGAGTTCATTCAGTGCATCCTGTAAGGATTTCACTCTGACAAGCAGAGGCATTTCTGTCTCATCATATCTGAACGGTATTACAGGCAGTTTTAACCAGTTGTATCCCTGCACATCTCCGTTATTATCTTCAAGTTTCAGATACGATTCAGGTTCCCTGTCGACCATAAGTGAATTATTCCAGTTATAATATTCGACTCCTGTTTCCCTATATACCTCAACTTTTGTTGACGTCTGAAATCCTCCATCCTTGAATTCTTTAACTGTATAAAGCCTTACTACATAGTCAAGCTCTTCATGTTCTTCGTCCTTCCATACGGGTATCACATTCCGACCGTCAAATCTTTTAAATTTAAGTTTCCCGTCATTTCCAATATATACGTATAGCCAACCTATGCCATATTTATATACATCTTTTCCTACCATTCTGAGAAGTTTCAGAAATCTGTCATTGATTATACCCTTCAGTGACTCTGTATATTCATCATTGTCAGACTGAAATGTGGGAGTTTTTGAAAGTAGGTAATTTGTCTTCTGATCAACAAGTTTTGAATACTGGTTATCAATAAGTTTGGCAACCTTGACATTCTTAAGCGGTTCCAGTTCTCCATTTTCATTTATCATATCCCTATGCCTGTTCAGTACATCATGCTGGCCAATGTAATATCTATGGCTGTCTTCCATCTGTTTCTTTTTCTTTGACATAAAGAAGTCGTTTATTAATCTTTCAAGTTCATTTCCCATCTTTTTATTTCTCCTAAACAGTTTTTTTATAAAATTAAACATTTCCAATCTCCTTAGAGTGTGTATTTACCTTTCACATTTGTTCTTTCTGCCACTCCTGTGGTTGCATCAGGGGCATCATCGTACTTATTTTTTCCTTCCTTCTGATATTTATTCATTGCAGAGTAATATTCAGGCCATCTGTCCCTCCAGTTTTTAGGAAAATATATGTGATCCATTACCCAGGTACTGTTCGATATAATTCTTGCTGTCTTATTTTTTGACTGATGGAACCATGTAACCCTGCACGAGTTCGTGTGGTGCTCAAATTTTAAAATTCTTTCAACATTACGGGCAAACCCCCGTCCGCCATTATTACTCTCAATCACAGCTAAATTTACTTCATTTTCAAAATGTCTTCTAGCTGTCTCCTTTTCAGTTATTTCCATTCCTTCCTTCGTGTAATAAACGTCTAGCACATACGCCTCCCTATTGTATTCCCCATATATAATGCTGCACAGATAGTCACTTCCCTGATCTGCTGTATCTGTGTAACTGCATATCCTGTCAAATTCAAAATCTATTCTGTCATAAGTCTTGAATGATGTATATAAACGCCCTTTAAGGTCTATCGGTTCCTGCTGATAATTGGCACTTGCTATATCCTCACCCATCGTTTTTTTCTTTCTCAGATACTCTTCATAAGTGAGAACTTTATCGCATAACATTGTCCCATCATTCTGAAGGGCCTTCATTTTTACCTGCTTTATCTTGTACCCTGTTCTCAACATTTCGTCATAAGCTTTTCCTGCTAAATCATTTGAGTGCCAACGTGTCATTATGATTATTATCTTCCCGTTTGTTTCAAGTCTTGAAAGCATCGTATTTGTAAACCATTCCCAGTGTTTTTCCAGGACATTTTCGTTGTTTGCTTCCTCGGCGTTTTTAATCAGGTCATCAATTATGATTATATCAGCCCCAAAACCTGTCGCAGTTCCTGTCGGCGAGGTTGCCAGATAGTTACTGTACTGACCTTCCAAGCTCCACAGGTTCATTGCCCCATCACCTTTTTTAATTTTGATATCCGGAAATATGTCATTGTAAACAATCTTATCCGGATCGGCCTTTATTTCAGAAATTGTATTTCTCACAGCTTTTGAAAATACAGTTGACAGTGTCTCGTTGTATGAACCCGTCATTATTTTCTTTGAAGAGTTTCTTCCAAGCAACCACTCAACGAACATTGTGGCCGTCCTTGATTTCCCATGTCTCGGGGGTAAATTGATTATCAGTACGTCGTCCTCGGATTCGACAAATTCCTGCATGTCCTGACACAGTTCTAACAAATAACTTCTATCGCTTTCATAGAAATCAGGTGACATCAGATGGCAATAAAAAAAGAACTCACGCCTTGCAAGTTCCAGTTCTGCCTGTCTTATAAGTTCCCTATTTCCCATTTTTAATTATTTCCTTCAGTTCTTCGGTTGTCAGACCTGCGAAAGGGTTGCCTGTCTTGACTTCCCCTGAAATCTGTAACTTGTCATTAAACATTCCTAGATGTCTACCCAGCAGTTCCAATGCCCTTTCCTTACTGCAGAAACTCACTTCAATTCCAAGCTTGGTCTCCTTTACTCCCGAAATGCACACCCTCTGGTCTTCCGTAAGCTCTGAAAAATCTTTTATGACAACCTTTGAATATTCCCCTTTTTCTGTTTTGAACTTCTTGACACTGACAATCGAAGTTATATCCGTAAATGCCATCCGTGCTATTTCCTTAAGCACTTTATCCTGTGTTATTTCCGTTCTTTTTGCTCTTTCGTCCATTCTTTTCTGTATTTCTTCAGCAACGTTAGTATTTGTTAGCAATTTACTTCCATTAACCCTTGCTGTTTCTTCACTTTTTATATTTTTATATGCTGTCTTGTATGCCCTTGTGGCATTAAGATCTTTCAGATATTCATTTACGAAAACCTTCTGCTTATTTGTCAATGTCTTCACCTCATTTCTTGGAAATAAAAAAAGACAGCTCTTATACTGCCTTTGATAGTCAGGTGTATAGTTTGCAAAACTCACCTCGACAAAGTTATCTCAAATTTCTAAAACCTCACTCTATCATATTATAACATATTAAAAATTTTATACAATGACAAAAAAGTGACAATTTTTAGTTCAATATACTTTTTAATACATCATCTGAAAAAATGATAAGTTGCAATTGTCTAATCATTTTGTTTTTGTATCTCTTCGCCGTTCTTTCACTTATATCCAATTTTTCAGCTATATACTCAAACGTTAGCTCTTCGAAATACTTCATTTTTATTATGTCATAATGCTTATTGTTTTTGATTGTATCCAAAGCTCTTTCAACCATATTAACCACATTTTCTATTCTTGCAATTTCTTCCTGAAGTTTCTCTATCCTGTTTTCAACCTTTTCTAGTTCGGATAAATACACCTTACTAGCCTGTACATTAACTCCTGTTTCCTTTTTCTGGATTGATATACCCTCTTTCTTTAAATCCTCTATAAGCATATTTTTAGAATCAATAGCACCTTTCAGCAAAGATAATTCTGATAATAACTTTTCTGTCTTTTGAAATGGTGTTAGTTGTTTCTCTGTTTTTATTTCTTTATCATTTTTCATTTTTTCTATTATTT